AGCAGGTGGATGGGGAGTTGGTTGAGGTGCATTCCAGTGGACTTTATGTGGGCGCAAAGGTAAATATCAAATTTCCAGATGGCAAGTGGTCTAGATGTAGCTCACATGGACATGGCGATTGGAGAATTGAAAGCATTTCCAAAGATGAAACAGTCGTTGCCAGGCTTATTTCAGCCAAAACCGGCCTTGTGCACCACAGAGAAATAAACTTAAAAATAAACGACGTTCGACTTAGAGGTAGGCACAAGCCACCTGCGGACAAAGCAACTTTTGAAAGCTTGTTGGCATTGGCTGTCAAGCGTGGCTACAGCGATCCAGATATTTGGGCTTTAGACGTTATGGGTGGCAGCATGGACGAACGCCGCGAACAAGGCAGTGCGCAGTCACTGCAGGACTTGATTGATCTAGGCCGACGCAGGGGTTACAAGAAGCCACGCGGCTGGGCAGAGCGCGTGTATCAGGCACGTCTCGCAAAGCGGCATGGGCTGTAATCGGTTACAATATCGTGAGACACACAACCACTGTGGAAGAAACCTGGGCACAAATCAAAGGCTTTGAAGGCATTTACGAAGTTTCAACGCTTGGTCGCATTAGAAGCCTTGACAGGCCGCAACGAGTTCGCGGTAATGGCATTTCACTGCAAAAGGGTCAAATCCTTAAGCAATGGAAGCAGGGCAACTATATGTATTGCGACCTTAGAAAGCCGTGCATAAAACAAAAAGCAAGGGTCCACGTTGTAGTGCTAGAGACCTTTGTCTGCCCTAGGCCAGAAGGAATGATTGCTTGTCACAACAATGGCGATTCAAGCGACAATCGACTTTGCAACCTTCGGTGGGGTACGCATGAAGATAATGCTAAAGATAAGATCTTGCATGGAACACATCAATATGGCGAATCCTGCCCAAAATCGAAGCTGACAGAAGCGCAGGCCATTGCAATTCTTGAATCAACTAAAACCTATGCCGAAACGGCAAAAGAGTTTGGTGTTTGCAAGTCAACGGTCACTCATATCAAGACTGGCCGTAATTGGCCGCATCTTCAAGCCCGACTGGCGAAGCGGCATGGCCTCTGAGCAACGCATCCAGCAGGAAATCCGCATCGCCTGCGGCAATGGCAGCACCAGGCTCTTCCGCAATAACACCGGCACGCTGCGTGACCAGAATGGCCGCCCAGTGCAGTTTGGCCTGTGCAAGGGCAGCGCTGATCTGATTGGCTGGCGTACTACCACGGTCACCGAGGACATGGTCGGCCAGCAGGTCGCAGTCTTCCTATCCATTGAGGTGAAGACTGCAACCGGCAGGCTGCGGCCAGAGCAGCAGCAGTGGCTGGATGCAGTGCAAGCCGCTGGCGGCATTGCTGGCGTTGCACGCAGCGTGAGCGAGGCAGAGTCACTGCTGGGTTGACCAGGGTTGATGTCGGTGGTATAGTCGGCAAGTCGGGAGCGATCCCGACGCACACCGCACATCGACAACTGAACCATGGGCGTCATCACTGACCGCTTCGCTGAGCAGCTCGCTGAGCTGGAGCGGAAACAGGAAGAAGACCGGCTGCGGCTGGAGCGATTCCTGAAGCGGATGAAGAAAACAGTCGACGAGTTGAAAAACCTGGACGACTGAGAACGGGGGCTGCGGCCCCCTTTTTTATTGCTCGGCGGTCGGCTCTACCCGCGAGGGCGAGCGCGGTGCTGCAGTCGCGGTGGCTGCAGCTGTAACCGCATCGGAGGCCGCCATTATCTTCTGGGTTGACAGGGGCTGCACAGGGTGTATAGTGGTTGCACGGGGCGGACGGAAGCACCCCGGCGCAAGCCACGAGGAGCCTCCCGCGGAACCGGGCACACGACGCGTCACCACGATGCCCAACACGCCCTGAATAAGGCTGCATTGCCGGTTGGCCCGGCACACCAAACCGAGAACCATGATGACCACACTCACCTGCATCGCCGCCACGCTGCTGGCATTGCTCACCATCCCGCTGGTGGTGATCCTCTGGGCGTCAGAGTCCAAGCAGCAACGCGCACGCCGCTGGCGTCGCGCTGGCAGCAGCTACCGCTCAATTGCTGAGCGCATGAGCATCAGCCAAAGCACTGCCCGCCGGTGGTGCATGGCGTAAACACCAACTACAGACCAATGATCAACCGCATTAACAATGCAATATGCCTGCTGATTGCAGCAGCAGCATTTGCCGCCATCGGTATTGAAGCCGGTGCACACCACCAGTCCACACACAGCGGCACACAGGAATATGTCCGCTACTGAAACCTACTGGACACTGCAGACGGCGCACATCTACGGCGGCGGCTTCATCGGCCGCCTTGCTGAGGCTGGCATCCTTGCAGATCCCAACAACCGCGACCGATTGCTGACGGCATTTCCTGAAATCCAACAGTGCTTCGGACCACACACGCAGCTCTATGCACGACTCCGCAATGGATAATGCGACCTATCACGCCGACCCAGCCGTCAGTGCGTCGCATCTGCACGCGATTGCACGCAGCCCATTCCACTACTGGAGCCGCTACCTCGACCCGCAGCGCTTGCCGGTGGAACCAACTGCTGCGATGCGACTTGGCACGCTGGTGCATACAGCAGTGCTTGAACCTGAGGATCTACTGCAGCGTTATGGCGTCTGCGGACCGCGTAATACCAAGGCTGGTAAAGAGCAAGCTGCAAGTATGGCTGCTGCTGGCATTGAAGCTGTCACTCAATCCGACATGGCGCTAGCGCTATCAATGGCTGCCAGCGTTCGTGTGCATCCTGCAGCATCAGCATTACTGGCTAACGGCAAGGCTGAGCAGAGCTTCTGGTGGGATGATGCCACCACCGGCTTGCGGTGTAAGTGCCGCCCGGATTGGCTAAGCAATACCACCGTGGTTGACCTCAAGACCACGACAGATGCCAGTCCGGCTGGATTCGCCAAAAGCTGCGCCACCTTTCGCTACCATGTACAAGCAAGCCACTACCTCAGCGGTTTGCATGGCGCCAAGCGGTTTGTGTTCATTGCTGTTGAAAAGACTGCACCGTATGCGGTTGCGGTCTATGAGCTTGATGCTGATGCAATGCGCGTCGGTGATGAGCTGCGGCAGCGTGATATGCAACTGATTGCTGATTGCCAAGCCATTCAAGAATGGCCTGGTTATGGCAGTGATTGCCAATCGCTCAGCTTGCCCAAGTGGGCGCTGAGCACTACCCCAACCATGACTTCAGATGACTTCTAGTATCACGCTCTGGACACCAGAGCAGACGCAACTGATCAGCAGCACCATTGCGCCGGGCTGCAGTCAAGATGAGTTGCGGCTTTTTGCCTATGCCTGCCAACGCACTGGTTTAGATCCGTTCAGCAAGCAGATCTATGCCATCAAGCGCGGCGGCAAGATGACCATCCAGGCCGGCATCGACGGCTTGCGCTCCATTGCTGAACGCACCGGACAACTGGACGGCAGCGAAACCCTTTGGTGCGGTGAAGATGGCCAATGGCAAGACGTATGGCTTGCTAAGACACCACCTGCTGCAGCGAAGACCATCATCTACCGCAAGGGCAGCAGCCATCCATTTGTTGGTGTTGCACGGTTCACGGACTACAACGCCGGCCAGGGTTTGTGGTCCAAGATGGGCGCTGCGATGATCGCCAAGTGTTCGGAGGCATTGGCGCTGCGCAAGGCATTTCCTGCTGACCTAAGCGGTGTCTACAGCACGGATGAGATGCAGCAAGCTGACGGCACTGTGGAAACCGTCACCGTCGCAGCCGCGCCCGCTGGTGATAGCAAGATCTTTGCTGCCGGCAAGGCTGCAATCGCCAAAGCTGACAGCATGGACAAGCTGCAAGATGTCACCAAACGCATGGAAGCACGTCGTGATCAGCTCAGTGATGAGCAATACCAAGAGCTGACCAAGCTTGCGTTGGAGCGTGAAGACGCACTGGCGCCAGCTGCTGAGGATCCATTTGCTGATGATTGAGCCATCCTTCACAACAGATGAACTGGCGGCACGTTGGGGCATGAAGCCAGCTGCCATCAAAAACCAACGTGCACGTGGTGTTGGTCCGACTTACATCACACTCCCGCGCATCGGCACACCAGCAGGCACACCACGTGTCCGCTATCCCCTTGCGCAAGTCCTGGCCTTTGAAGAGGCCAACGGTATTACTCCACTGAACCCATGAGTCTCTACGCAAACGGCATCGTTCGCATCATCTCTGACCCACAACTGCGCAGCTTTGATTCCGGCACCATGGTTTGCAATTTTGCAGGCGGCATCATGGAAGGCAAGGACAACGCCGGCAACTACATCAACAATGCCATTGATGTGGAGGTGTGGGGCAAATCAGCTGAGATCATTGTTGACAAGCTGAAGAAGATGGATTGCTTGATGGTTACTGGCAATATCCGCCGGCAAGAATGGAACGACAAGGAAACCGGCGCCAAGCGCAGCAAGCATGTGCTCACTGTGCAGCGGTTTGAATTTCTGCCGCGCGTTGCCGCTGGTGATACCGGCGCTAGTGAGGAGCCGGTGTTCTGATGAATCAAACCGCCCTTGAAGCAGCATTCAAGGAGTGGTGGGAAGCGTCCTACGGGCGTCCTCCTGGCACCCATGCTGTAATGACCCACGTAGCATTTGCTGCGCACATCCTTCAACTGCTGGAGCTGACTGATGAACAACTCGACGAGTGATCTAGTCAATCACCCGCCGCACTACAAGCAAGGCGACATCGAGTGCATCACTGCTATCAAGGCAGCACTTGGTGATGATGGCTTTGCTGCATACTGCAAAGGCAATGTGATCAAATACCTCTGGCGTGCTGAACACAAAGGCAACCGCGAGGAAGATCACGCCAAGGCAGCTTGGTACATGCGGAGGCTGTTGCTGCAGTGAATTATCACGCCTTAGCGCGGGAGTTGGTTGATCGCCTAGCTGAGCACGTCCCAGCTGGCGATCCTTTTCTTTGCTATGCCCGTCAATGCTTGACCACACCAGCCGGCAACTGCTTCAAACGCGGTGAGGACAACCCCGCTGCAGTGCTGACACCGGATGATGTGCGTCGGATGCGTGCAATGCGTGAATCCGGCAAGACGTATCCACAACTTGCTAAGCATTACGGGATGAGTGCAAAACAAATCTGGCGAATCTGCAACCACCAACAATGGGCATGGGTCAAATGACTGAACAACACCCCATTACCCCACCGCCGGAGCTGGTGCAGCAGTGGCAAACGAAAATTGAATACTGCAGCAAGCGTGAGGACCGCGAAGCATTTGTAGTCAAGGTATTTCAACTTGGTGCTGATGCTGAGCTGGAGGCTTGCTGCAAGGACATCCTTGAGCTAATCGCTGGCATCTATGCCGACACTGTGATTGAAGACTGGCAGCAGTTTGTTGAGCTACTGCGAGACGGTCGGCGTCCTAGTGCTGCCACGTTGGCACTTGACGCTTTCGATCGTCTCCAATCGGGTGAGGGCACCGACGAAGACTGGCAACTTGTTCGTCAACAACTGGAGAAAGGCTGTGGAATCTGACCAATTTCGTGACACCAAGAAAATGGTTTCTCAAAAGGCTTTTCTAGTGACTCTGCAGTACCGGGGTTACGTCCTGGCAGATGACGATTTCGACGCGGAGGACATTGGCAGATTTATCGCTGAAGACGAACGCCCTGTGATCGAAGTTGAGGAGGTGCGGTCAAATGTTTTGCGGTGGCCAAGCCATGCCTGCGTCTACCACGCGGAGCAGCTGGACCACGACATCACCGTTGCTGAGTGCTTTCCTAATGACTAGCCCCATGGACGACCTGCGCCAAGCCAGCGCTGCTGCGTCTGGTGTCCAGATTTTGAGCCCCGCCACACAAGCAGTGCTCGACGCCTTTCGGTCAAGTCACACCGGCCCTGGTTGTCTTGCCGCCGCCTTGCACGCTGCTGCCAGTCAGCTATTGGCTGTGCAATGGAACGGGCAGACACCTGCCGATTCCACGCATCAGCTCGGCATCAACTGGGCACGCGATGCGCTGCACATCCTTGCCAATGAACTCGAAACCCAGTAGTCCGATCAACTGGTGTGCCCGGTAGCCACTCCTCCCGAGGTGGTGGCCTCACTGTCGCCGGGCGCGGCAGTTACGCGATGGCCTAGAAAAGGGTCGCCCACATACTAACAAGCAATGACCATCCTCTGCGACACTGAAATCCAAGCGCTGATCACCGAGCGCAACATGGTGACAAGCCACGACCCGGAACTGATCAATCCCGCCAGCCTTGACCTACGGCTTGGCGAGTTGATCATGATTGAATCCGCTGAGGATCTAGTGATGCGGCCATGCAGCATTGCTGGTCACACAGCTGACAATCCCTACATGCTGCGGCCGGGGCAGTTCATCCTTGCTGAAACCATCGAGCAGTTCAACATGCCGGAGGACATCGCCGGCTTGTTCTTCCTTAAGTCCAGCCGCGCACGTGAAGGCTATGAAAACCTACACGCCGGTTATGCCGATCCCGGCTGGCACGACAGTGTGCTCACGCTGGAACTGAAGAATTCACGCCAGCTGCTGCCGCTGCCATTGTGGCCTGGCTTGAAGATTGGCCAGATGGTGTTCTTCCGCATGAGCAAACAACCTGGCACCAGTTATGCGGTCACCGGTCACTACAACGATGACCTAACCACGACGGCCTCTAAGCAGTTCCTCAGCTAAGTCCAAATGCCACTGCTGTACACCCGGTGGTGGTGCACTTGCAGCTTCCTGCGCCAGCCATGTGATTTGCGATCGCTGGCTGGCTTCTTGCTCTGCAAGCAACAACGCATATTCCAGCAGGCCGTTCCAATCTGCTGCAGCATGTAACGCACGCAACTGCGCAGCATTGGCGGCGCCATGGAATTGTGCTTCCATAGTATGAACCAACGGATTTATCATGTCTGATGCAGTCGGCGATTACCTCAACAATATCGCCAAATTTCCACTACTCACGCCGCAGCAAGAGATACAACTCGGCCGGCGCGTGCAAAGGTGGAAAGAATTAAAGGATCTTGAAAGATCATTAACAATGCAAGAAAAGCGTGAACTGCGCAGTGGTGAACGCGCAAGGCAGCGGTTTATGCAATCCAACCTGCAGCTGGTAGTGCATGTCGCGCGTAAATACACACGCCGTCGTACGCAAACGCTTGACATGATGGACCTCATCCAAGAAGGCAACATTGGCCTTGCGCGTGCAGTAGAGCTGTTTGACTACTCACGCGGCTATAAGTTCTCCACCTATGCGTATTGGTGGATTCGCCAAGGCATCGGCCGCGCATTGGTGCAATACGACCCAATCATTCGCTTGCCGCTTGGTGTGCATGACATGCTGGTCAAGCTGCATCGTGCAGCCGAGCAATTTGCGCAGCGTCATGGGCGCATTGCAACTGCATCAGATCTAGCAGCAGAGCTAGATGTCACAAAAGAAGAAATCTCAAAAGTGCTGTTGCAGTCCTATCGCGTCACCAGCCTTGACAAGCAATCCAACAATGATGACGGTTCACCAATTATTGATATCATCGCTGATGAACGCCAATACGACATCGACGCAGATTGGCAGCTGCAGATGCTGCTTGAATACTGCGACAAATATCTAGATGAGCGCACGCGTGAGATCATCTATGCCAGGCACAGCAAGCAACCAACACCATGGCACGCGCTTGCTAGTCGTTATGGCGTATCACGCCAGCGTGTATCCGAGCAATACCACCGTGGTATCAATCGCTTGCGAATGCTAGCCAACGCTCAACCGCAAGTTCTCGATCAATTAGCCAAGAAGATTGGCACTTAAACCACTCACGCCAGTCATCACTGCCCTTGCGACGGTTGCATGGCCGACATGCTGGCACCAAGTTGGTTGTCACTGTTGCGCCGCCTTTATGCCGCGGCTTGACGTGATCTAACGTATCCGCCAGTTCACCGCAATATGCGCATTGATGGTCCCATGCCTCAAAGATTTGCTGCCTAAATCGTTGCTTTGCGCTGCGTTTTGGAATGAGGTTGGTGCCATCAATGCAGTGATCCACGTAATGTGGTCAGCTGCTGACAGCCTAATAATCCCAGCGCACGCGAGGCCGACCGTAGCGGATGCCAAGATGCACAAATCCTTTCGGCGCCCCATAGCCAAGGCTGAAGCTCCAGTGCTTATCACACCACTCTTGCACTTTGTGAATATCAACGCCTTTGATGTAAAAATCAACAGCGCCTTCACCTTTCTTGAATAGGTGTTCGCTGCTGCTGGCGCCGCCCACCATGCGGTTGATTGCTGTTGGCCGGTAGCCGCTTGTAACGATCACCGGCTTGTTACCAAATACAACACGCACACGCTCAAGAAACGCAGCCAGCTCAGCAGCAATCTCAATCTGATATTGATAGTCAAACCGCCGCTCTTCTCGGCCAAGCGCAAATTCACCAATCTGGATATGCGGCGTGATGCGTGCACTGAACGGACTGCTTGGTGTTAGCCGCGCCGGCTCTTGCTGTTGCTCACCCATCCACAGCCGACCTTCCGCCGCCGTCGCAGCAAGCCAGCTTCTACGTTGGTGCCAGGATTGCGGTACAACTCAAGCGCTGCCGGCACTGCTGCCCAATCCTTATCGCGCAAGCAACGGCTGATGGTTTCAAAGCCAGGCAGCCCGCAAAAGTCAGCGCCAAGGTTATAGGCGAAGCTCACCAGCGCACATTGCTTGTTCGCTGGCATGTCTGCCCAATGCGGCACCGTCTTGCGCAAGCGCTCTGCAATGCGGTCAATTTCAAGCCGCAGCAGCATATCTGCGTCAATCACGGTGATCTTGTCACCACGTTGCACGCGCCGCCCGTCTTGGTATCGGGTGGTGCCGTAGCCAATTGTCCACGGGTCGCCGCCACTCAGCGGATCCGGATATGCGCTGAGATGGCAGCCCTCAAACTCTTTTATCAGTTTTATGGCTGCCGATAAATCCGTGCGCTTGCCGCCGGCTTGCCATGTCTTGTACCACGGTTGATCCCTATTAAAGAGATGCGGCACTTCCTTTAACAAGGCAGCTTCAAGCTCAGCGACTGCCGCCATCTGATGCGGTGTGCCGTGCTTGTAGTACCGGAACAGATCAGTCAGCTTGACCATGGCGAGCGGATGCGAATGGAGCCGTCGTCGTCTTCTTCAATCACCGGCGGCTCTATTGCCGGTGGCTGCGTAGCGTGCCAATCCGCTTCGGCGCGATCCAATTTTGCCGGTAATGTCGCATGGAACTTATAGTCCTGCGCCCATTGCCGCAAGTGATCGCGCCAATCCTTGTCACCAAAGCGGATCAGCCAGACTTCTTTGGGAATACAACCTTGAGCGCCTTAACGATCAGTTGCACCCAAGCATTTTCTTTGATCGGCAGCAGTGCAATAACTTCAGAGCCAGCGGCAACAAGAATGGCAATCGTGGCAAGCGTAGTCGGGTCCATGGTTAGCTCGGTGGACGTGCCTCTAGCTTACTGACGCGCTGCTCTACACCATTAAGACGCGAGAAAGTTTCCTTTCGATCTTCTTTAATGTCCATATGCAACACCTCAAGTTGTGTTGCGATGTGTTCTACGGCACTTGTCAGCCTAATTACAGCATCGCGGGCTTCGTCTGACTTGCGACTGAAGCCCATTGCCCCCATCGCCGCAACGGAAATAGACGCGCCGGCCACTGCGGCAATGATTTCAATCATGGCAGCAATGGCTACCTCAACAGGTTAGCGATGCACAGGGACACACTCAAACGTCAGCGGTGTTAGTCGATGGGAAAGCGCGGCCTGCGCCCCAGATGATGCGGACAGCGCCATCGGCTCCGTTGAAGGCGGCGCCGGACTGATCTAGGCCACCACCGCCGCCGCCATAAAGGCCCCCGTTGTTGGTGCCAGCCGCTCCGCCGGAGCCACCGCCGCCGCCAGGCGATCCTGCTGCGCCGCTTGTACCTTCACCTTGTAGCCCGACGCCACCTCCACCGTAGCCTTGAGCGGCACCTTCGTCACCACCGCCACCGCCACCACCGCTACCAGCAGTAGGTGCAGTTTGGGTTGTTCCGCCATTGCCACCATTGCCGGAGTAGCCGCCTGCGCCGCCACCGCCGCCGGCTCTCGCATTGCCGCTTGCTTGTCCAACGCCACCGCCATCGCCGCCACCGTCGTAACCCAAGGTGACGCCACCTTGACCAGCGTTCGCCACAGTGCCGGATGATGCGCTGATACCACCACCGCCACCACCGGCATGACATAGATCCACAGCAGAACGCTGCAGGCGTGATGCGCCCCCTGCCGAGCCTGGTGCGGCATTACCGCCTGCTCCACCTGCACCAACGACAACAGTCAGTGACTCACCGGGTGCAACAGAGATACTGTTTTGGTAGGAGAGGCCGCCGCCGCCGCCACCGAGATCAAGTAAGCCGTAATCGCCAGCACCACCACCACCACCACCAACGCAAACGACGCTGATAGACGTGACGCCTAACGGGACA